CCCTTTCGCTGCCTCAGTTCTGGAGAGAAGCACAAGTTGAGGCGCTTAACTATGCTAAGGCACGTGGTCTTGGGGAAGTACCGCCGTCTTATGTAATAGTTAAGCGTCGCAACGCTCCCATAGAACAAGCCTGGGTAATCCAGGATCTAACACAATGGTTAAAGGAGAAGCAAGATGCCAGTACCTGAAGGTGAAATCACCACATCAGAGATATTAGATACCGATGAACTTGCACCAGATGAAGAAGAGGATCCAACGTGATCTGCGCCAACTGTTACAAAGCCGGTGAGGAAAACAAGGCTAACCATATAAAGCGTGCAGCGCACTGGCACGAGAAGTGTGACTTTAAGGGGTGTGTATGCCAGCACAAGACTGGACAAGGTTGGGTAAAGGTCGAGGGAGTAAGAACTCCGCTGATGCAAACGCAATCCCCATAGGTCCAATCGTTTCCTACTTCGGTGGGGAAGTCCGAGAAGGATCCGATGTATCGGTTAAGTGTTGCTTGCATAGTGACACACGCAGGTCTGCTGTAATAAATACTTATAACAATTTATACTTTTGCCACACCTGCGGCAAGGGTGGTAATGCAGTCAGTATTGTCTGCATCATAGAGAACTTGGAGTTTAAGGATGGCCTCAAACGCGCAGTCGAAATTGCTACTGGAAGCGGCGCAGCGATACGCTCAAGAGGTAAGTCCGGAGGCGCTAGTCGCTCTAAACGAACGTGGAATATCTGAACTTGTAGCTGCTAAGTTCCAACTTGGTACAGTAACTGATCCGATAAATGGTCACGAGATGTATGCAGGATGGATGTCTATCCCTTACATCACTGCCGGTGGCAGTTGCGTAGGCTTCAAGTTCCGTCGGTTAGATGATGGCAAGCCCAAGTACGGTAGCCCAACAGGGCAGAAGGCACACTTGTACAACGTGGCAGATGTCTTGCCACTATCACCGCATATAGTTATCTGCGAAGGTGAGTTAGATGCGGTAGTTACTAGCGGGATGCTAGGCATACCGGCAGTCGGTGTACCTGGAGTCCAGTCTTGGAAGCCACACTTTCCTAAGTTATTTACGGGGTACGAAACTGTTTATGTAGTAGGCGATAATGATATTAAAGAAGACGGATCCAACCCCGGTGCTGAGTTTGCTAAGCGTGTTGCTAACGAGATACTTAACTCAAGCATAGTAACATTGCCCCCTGGTATGGATATAAACGATTACTATTTAGCATATGGTGCAGATGCCACCAGAGCGTTGCTAGTGGGCGAACTGAAAGGTGAGTAAAGAAGAATGGTCACAGATGGTACAGACTTTGCAGCATATGGGCTTTCAGATCCTAGAGATAAATATGGAAGCAGAGACAATTCTCTTGCGCCCTACACCGACAAGGTAGATGAAGCCTTTGTTGCAGATGTCTGGCGCATTATGGATTCAGCAGGCAACCTACTCATTCGTAAGCACCACGACTACGGCCCAAAGAATATTGCTCACTCACCAGGTGGACCACTTAATGGTTTGCGTGTACGTATTTGGGACAAAATAGCAAGAATAAATAATCTATTAGATAGTGGCGTAAAGCCATCTAACGAGTCTTTAAGAGACAGTTTTTTGGATCTATTAAACTACTCAGCAATAGCAATGATGGTTCTTGACAGCTCTTGGCCTGAAGTCGAGTCAACTGACTGTGACTGAACTGCACCCGATTGTCTATGACTTAGCGCCGTCAGTTGCTTATGCAATCCACCGGCGCTACAGCCATTGGGTGGAGAAGGATGATATAACTCAGGAGTGTATAGCTTGGGCTATCACACGTAATGCTTACATCACTGAGCAGATGAGTGTTGAAGATCCTAAGCAGTTAGAGTACAACCAGAAGCGTATTGCCTACCAGATGAAGCGAGCAGCAGAGCGTTACGTTCGCAAGGAGAAGGCTAACAAGTCCGGGTATCAGTTAATGGATGAGGCTTACTATGAAACCCTTATGCTCGGTCAACTGCTGCCATTCGTTATTGCCTCCGTCATAGACGGAACGGTACTAGAGCAGGCACAAGAGATGATTAGAGACGGACAACCACGCGGCTCATCATCACCGGCAGAAGGTGGCAACCTACTGGCTAGCCTGATAGATATTAAGAAAGCCTTCCTTGAATTAGATCAGAAGGATCAGATCGTATTGCGTATGCGTCATCACGATAATGCCACACTACAACAGATAGCAGCGTTCCTGGAGTGTGCTGTATCTACTGCTGATCGCAGATGCACCAACTCCCTTCGCAGATTGCAGACAAAACTAGGCGGAGAGACACCGTACCGATGAAAGAAGCAGAGTTATTTGAGTATCTAAAGCAGAGTCTTTACCCAGATCTAGTCAAGAGTCCGGGTGTCTTTGATACATATGACTGCACCAGCGATAAAGCTGGTCACTATATAGAACTCAAGTGTCGTGCTACGCACTATCCCACCCTGCTGATCGAGCAGATCAAGTACCGCAACCTGATTACTCAGGCATCAGAGCGCGATCTTATCCCGTACTACATCAACTCCACTCCGGTTGGTATCTACTCCTTTGACCTTATGGATTTGCCGGAACCAAAATGGTATACAGAAGTGATGCCAGTGTCTACCGAGTTTGAGAACAAGAGCAAGATCTACAAGTTAGTAGGTTACTTGGATATAAATGAAGGGGTAAAGTTATGATCTATTCTTTCAAGTGCGAGTGCGGTAGCACTAGGGATATTGAACAGTCTATCCACGCAGAGATCGTTGAGCCTATCTGTACTGATTGCCACCAGTCTATGTCTCGTAGCTGGTCCTCTCCCGCTATCACCTTCAAGGGTCCAGGGTTTTACAGTAACGGTGGATAAAAGAAGTAGCCCCACCGGAAAGAGGTTACGGTGAGGCTACTTAGGTGCGGTTAGGTAGAAGGCAGACCTACCCGCAAGGGTTAAAATGTATCACAGATATTACCGATCAACCACTCGACGACAGGTACAGCAACAGCGTTTCCCATTTGTTTATAGCGTTGGGTATCGGACTGTCCAGCAGTCCAGTCGTCAGGGAAACCCTGCAATCTTTCACACTCGACTGGCGTAAGCCGGCGTACTGACGTACCAGTTACCGATGGTGGTTGCTGGCTAGCTTTGAGTGTCGGAGACATATCCTCAAAGGTTGTGGCGTTTGATCCAAACTGTGTATCAAAAGAAACTATTAACTTATTCTCTGCCACGTACTGGTTCCCCACTCCTTTATAGTCTCGCGCTTGTAGCGATCCGATTACATCTGCTGTTGCAATAAGAACGGTAGTTCTTACATCTCCATTATCAAAAGCATTTAACGTAGGCATAACGCCACCTTCCAGCCAAGTCTCATAGTCTTCATTAGTCTGCGCCCGTCTACTCTTTGTGAACCACAATGTGTCCATCTCTTGCTCCCTCGTGATTAACTCCTTTGTAGTCTCGCGCCTTTAGAGTTCCTATTGGGTCTTTGTAAACAACTATATTATCTTCTGGCCTTTTATATGTAGTGGCAGTAAGCGTGGTTACTCCTTCGGAGTACTTTGCGAAACCTGTTTGACCAAAGCTTCTTGTAGTGCTGGTGGCAGAGTCTTGCCTCGTCGGTTGGCTCGTCGAAGGATCCCTTCGCAAGCCGTCGGACTTAAATAATACTTCGGCAATACTTGTTCCGTCTGTAGTACGTTTGCCAACGATGAAGACACGACGCCTTCTCTGGGGTACTCCGAAGTGTTGAGCATCAAGCACCCGCCACCCGAGAGAATACCCGAGGTCGGCCATCGTTCCAATGACGACCCCAAAATCTCGTCCTTTGTTACTGGTAAGCAGACCAGGGACATTTTCGATGATGAAGTATTCGCTTTGCGTTTCTTCCACAAGTCTTGCAATTTCCCAGAATAACCCGCTTCTTTCACCAGCAAGACCAGCCCTTTTGCCAGCGACGCTGAGGTCTTGGCAGGGAAATCCTCCTGTAATAATTCCTGTGCGTGGTGTAAATCCTGCTCCAATTAAATCACTCCCCTTTACTGTAGTTACATCTGTGAATTGTGTTGCGTCAGGAAAGTGACGCGCTAGTACTTCATTACACTTGCTATCTATCTCGACGGAAGCAACAACCTTTACTCCTTGGCGTTGCATAGCAAGGTCAAAGCCTCCCACTCCTGCGAATAGGCTTACTCCGGTGAGCATTTAGTACCAGCCTTTTTGGTTGTGGTGTCGGAGAGCGCGACACGCGCTTGCTGAATAGCGATGATTAAGGTATCTAAGACCGTGTAAGACTTGGAGTTCAGGTCTGCTACTACGCTCTCTAAGGAGTTGAGCAATTCCGTAAGCTGAAGATCCCTGTCGGTTCTTTGCAAGGTGGTCAAACCTGCTTTCACGGGTCCATAGGGTGATGAGGCACGATGTTTCTCGCGCCGTATATCCGAGAGCTGCACTATATTCTCTTGCGATCCTCCTATTCTCTCGCTTCTCACTCGCTGTCGCCTTCTCCCTCTGTGATATAACTGGCGCTTTCGATGATAGTTCCTTCTTGCCTACCTCCGGTGCCAGTAACCACAACAAGGCTAGTGTTACCGTCAATATCAACCCATTTCGCACCACTCGTACTGTCATTTACCTTCTCCAATTCTAACAATTCCTTGTATGTTTCGGGGTAGGCTTGTGCCAGCCTAGTCAGGGCGCGATCTCGCACCCTTCGATAGTTCCTTTGGCGCACAGCCATACGCTTAGCGCCCTCTATCCGTTTACTTCTGATCGTCATTAAGTTTATCCTCTATCACTATCAACGCATATATGATAGCCAATACTATCAGCATACCTATAAAGAGTTTCATTGGTTTCCCTTCAATAGTTGATACATCTCGGTCACATCTAACGGTTGTCCTACTGGTTGAGCGTCGAGATCGTCGCTCTCCCACCCCGACACCAGCAGTCTAGACCCCTTCGGGGCGAGGTGTAGCCAGGATATGGCGTCAAAGGCTCTCTCTCCACCCCACCTAGTCTCACCGTCCGGCTCAATTACTTCATAGAATAACTTTAACCCCGATCTGACGGGGTGAAAGGCTATTACTTTACCTAATTTATCCATTGTCTTTCCCTTCCTTGTGTAGTGAACAGTAATTTTTACCAGCGTAGTACCAAAAGAAGCTGGGGTCTGAGTCATACCAACCGCAATAGTCGCACTTATTCATTACCCTCCTCCCAACCCCAACTAACGCTATGACCGTCTCTCTCATACGCCTCTACTGTTGCCCCGATAGGGATAGTTAGCGGTAGCGTTGCAAGTTTCTGCCCTGTCTCCTTATTAAATATGGTAAATCCTGTTACTTTACTCATTACTTTCTCCCTCTCTCGTTAGTATTGTGCCGGAGGCGATCAGACTAGCCCACATATCGGAGGCAGACTTATCCTCTCCCTCATTGGCTTTAATTAGGTTTAACTCCTCCAGCGCTCTTACCATACGCTTTAAGTTCCGCGTACCGTTAGGGATATCTCCCTCCATTAGTTGCTCAATGCCGATCTTTTGGCATAGGTCAGCCTTGCGTTGCCAGTATTCCTTATTCGGCATACTTTTCCTCCAGCGTATCGTAGGTTTCATCTTCGATCTCTTCCTCATCAAGCCCTAGGGCTATATCGTCATCATCACGTGGCTCAGGCATTACTTTCTCCCTCTTTCTCTTGTTGTTGTTAGCG